ACTTGGCGACTTAAAGGAAAATCCTATTTTTACCAGAGAACCGCAGAGGGTACCAGATCCCTATGAGATTCCTTTCCGATATGACTCCGAAACATACTGAGTACATCCGCTTGGCACTCAATGATGTTGAGATACTTCCAGAGGATACCAGTTGGGCTGCAGATATGTCAGAGAAACTCAAAGACAATCCCTCATTATACCAGTTTGAATCCGGCTCCTTAGACATTCTCTGCGGTTACCTGATTGATATGTGCCACGAACTAGATGACATGCTGAGGGAAGCTGATGATGACGAACACGGAGATGAAGCAGAGTATATCATGGAGTACCGCGGTAAATTAGAGGAAATCCTCAGCTTATTACAGAAGTAATCGAGAACGGGAAAAGATTACCTGGCCGAACCTAAGTTGCGCGATTTAGCGACATGGACAGTAAACTCAGGATATAACAGCGGTATCTTAGCGGCTTACTTGAGATACTTATTTTACGAGCCTCAATTTTTTCCGTAGAAATCAGAGTATTCTGAAGTTCAGAGTATTCTGAAGTCGCGTCTATATAATAACGAACCCGAAAAAATTTCGGAGAAAAAAAAACTCACCGGAGAATTGCTATGGATAAACCTGTAGGAGATACACCTCAAGACGATCTATGGATAGATCATATTATTGATGAGAACCTTAGATTACAGAAACTTGTATCTACATTGATGAAGAATCTCAATAGAGATGAAGATAAGATTCCTATAATAAAGAGAGAAGATAACAGTATTAATGTAACTGGCGGATAATGTCAACAAACTTTAACTACACACTAGATGGGAAGAAGCTATTTAATTGGGAGAGCAGTATGACTAAACTTACAGCTAATTTCACTAAAGAGGAGTTTGACTGTAAATGCGGATGTGGTACAGGTACTATTAGTGAATTGTTAGTAAATCGGTTACAGAGGGTTAGAGATGATTACGGTAAGTCTATGATAATTACTTCAGGAATACGTTGCCTCAGTCATAATCGTAATATAGGTTCCCGTGATACTTCCTCGCATATCAAGTGTATCGCAGCTGATATAGGTTGTAAGAGTATGGGTGAACGCCACGATCTATTGAAGTACTGTTTGAGGTTCTTTGATAGAGTAGGTGTTCACAAAGAATTTCTGCATGTAGATGTAGACTATGATAAACCACAAGGAGTATTTGTTTACTAGGAAGCTCATATGTCATATATTGAATTAGTTTGGTACTATAAACTCAGAAGGTTTATAAGGAGAGTAACAAATGATTTCATTCAAAGACTTCGGTAAGAACACGATCTTTACTATGGAAGGGTGTGAGTTATTAGAAGAATTATTGGTAACTGAGGAGGGTGATGAGAATGGTACAAATAAGAAACGAGATGTACAAGAGTGTAGAGAAGAAGATCCTGAGGGGAAAATACCTCGAACAGCGTAAACAGATGGATGTTGAAGATGTCAACCGTAAGAGTAATATAGTATGTAAACAGTTGTTTGAACAGCGTGTATGGATTGAAGCAAAGAAAATTCATTGTTATAAGAGTATAGGCAATGAAGTCTCTACCGTAAAAGTGTTAGAAGAAGCCAAGAGACTAGGTAAAGAGATTATTGTTCCTGAAGAACACTTGTATAAAGTAGAACCTGCTTATGTGAGACAATATCAGGATAAAGGGATTGATCTAGTTATTTGTCCAGGAGTTGTATTTGATTTGGAATTAAACAGGTTGGGGAGAGGGAAAGGATTCTATGATATTCTTTTGTCTCAATTAGGTACCTATGCTGTAGGATTGGCTTATGAGGAACAAATCGTAAAAGGAGAATATCTATTCTCACCAGAAGGCCATGATATTCCTATGGATATGTTAGTAACGGAAGAATACATATATAGGAATTTACATTGGAGAAAGGAAAGAGATGAATCAGAATCTATATAATTATTCAATAGATGTCAATGGTGAAATAAAACAGGTACATGATGCGGGATTGATAACAACTCCCAGTATGATTATGGAAACTATTAAAGTTGAAGCGGAGAAACCCAAAGAACAATGTGAGGCCTCGGGTGGGAGGTCCTCACTTGAGAATTTTGGAATTGTTCTTGGTGCTGTTCTAGTATTAGTAGTTTGTTATAAATTCCTCAAGAAACATTATTGAGTCTTGAAGCTGTTCTCAATTTAAGTGAAGCTTTTGGACTAACACCAGAGATTAAATTATCAATCAATTCCTGTGGAATTGTATGACGTAAACTAATTCCATTACACCATTTATTGATATGTTTTGTTGTCGTGTTAGAATACTTTTGTTCTGTAACAAACATTCCTTCTGCTGTTGAAACGGCTACGGGTGTTTCATAAGAAAACAGAACATAAGTGCCATCTTTAAATACGACTTCGGTTTGATTACTTCCAAGTTGTTTTAATTTCATTAGTTTAACTCCTTTAAAATTTTATTTTCATATGTAGGAAATACTTGCAATGTATTACCTTCTTTAGTATAACGTGCTGTCATTTCATAACATTCATCCCATTGCTCTTCACAATCTACACAACTCATATGGCAGTTCACAACACTCCCATCAAAGTAATGTTCATCACATTCAATAGATTCTGATTTGCAATAAGGGCATTGATAATAGTTTGCATCAATCATTTTCATTTTATTCTCCTTAAAGTTTATGGTCGGGGCGAGAGGATTTGAACCTCCGACCCCCTGCTCCCAAAGCAGGTACGCTACCAGACTGCGCTACGCCCCGTCTAAATCTAAATCATCCCAATCTGGAGGATCAAATAACATTTGTTCCTTTACAGTAAAATTCGGACAATTCTTTTTCTTAGTAATACACTCCCATTTATTTCCTTCTTTAAAAATAGTTCCTTTAATTAGTTTGACATTATCACCATCACAAGTAGGACAATAAATTGTCATTGTATTCACTTCTTCCATTATAAATCTCCTAATAGTAATACTTTATTTCTTAACATATTTAATTTTGCTAAAGTCTGTTTTGCTTCTGGATGGTGTTTGTTCTGCACCATTAGATTACGGCATAACCAAGTTACATTTTGTAAACTTGTTTCCAGTCTCAAGGGTGGGACCTTCATATCACTTGGAACAAGTTCTTTTAAATTGACTTTGCTGAGGATCTCAGCTGTCTTATTATTTCGTGTAGAGTTAAACATTATTTTTCTGCAAGCTCCTGTAATTCTTTAAATGACATATTATCCACAATATCCATAACGTCTGCAAGTGTTACAATATTGCCTCTATAATCCTTCCAAGAAATATATCCGTTGGTATAATTAGGAAGGCGTTTAAAATTGTTCACCAAAACAAACTTGTGAACATAACCCATTTGTGATAGCATCATTGTCATTTTAATATTCCCCTTCTGCTTCTGCATCCAGATACTTTTCTAAATCAGCAACAGTATGGACACCATACTCTGCCCAATGAAAAATATCATTAGTCAACATACCAATCCACAAATCAGGATCATTCTCCATTTGCTTTTGTGCATCAGCATTAAGTTTGTTGATATGAGCAACAAGCTTTTCTGCTTGTTCTGCATACCATTCATTATTAGATTCTATCATATAATTCATATTAACACCTCGCTTCTGCTTCATTAATAAGATGGTTCATCATTTCATCCTCAGAGATTCCAAAATGCCAATCTCTATCGTCTTTCGTTATTGCAACCCATCCCTTTTTTTGAGATTTGACAAATCGAATTTCTACTCCTCTAGGAGGGTCAATCCGTTCAGCTGCTTCTTTTATTATTTTAAATTTTTTATTTTTCATATTTTTTAATGTTTCGTGGTAGAAAGATTTGAGTTATCCAGTACAAATGATTTTTTTGTTTTACTGCATGTTTAGCAAATCTTTTTCGTTGATTTTCTGATACGGTAAAAGTTATAGTATCTTTATTAATATCGTATCCGTTGACATAATGATCTTCTAATTCAAAAGCATCGCCGATACGATCAAACTGCGCTCTTGGAATTTCTAATTTATATGTTTTTTCAGTTTTCATATTTTAAGTCCTATATTTTAAATGAGGTGGTACATTCAAATCGTTTTCTGAAATCAAAGAATCAAAATATTCTCTTGCTTGATTCTTAGGCAATTTCCATGTTTCAAAAGGATTATGATGTTCACAAGAAGCCCATTGAACCAAAACCCAATTATCCATTAACCAAAGTTTGTTGCCATTAGGCTTAACTGCATACATTGAGCAGTTGTCTATAATGTTTCGATAAAATTTTTCATTATCAAACATATTTAAATTATTCAAAACTTTTTCTGTTCTTGTATCGTGCATAATTTCTCCTATGCGTAGAATGGTAAATTTTCAATATCAATTTCTTTAATACGGTCCCCTGATTTTCCAAATGCTGGATTTGCAGGAGTTGCCAAAATCGTTTTCATTTGAAATGGAGCAAATGTTACATGGCAAGGCGCCCAATAATGTTTAGGACCACCATTAATAATGTTATATAAACCTTCTAACATTTTTTTTCTATTCTTTGAATAGCGAGTATAAATTACGTTAGCAATAAATGCTTCTGGACTATTCGGTTCTTTACTCAATTCTCGGTATAAATTACTTAATAACATATTCATTAATATCTCCTAATATACAAATTTATAATTAATTTTATTTTTCTTAATTCTCTTAGCACGCTTCAAGTTAATATCTGAAATGGTCATTTTAATAGAATTGTTAAATAAACCATTTGTGATAATAGTTCTATTTTTTGAAGGAGACCAAGTAAAAATTTTAGTTTTAAATTTCATAATATTAACCTCTTAACTTCTTTATAAACACAACATCAAAATAATTAATAATCCAAGTAAACTGAAAAGCAATATATCTGTTAAAATTTCTTTAATAGTCATTTTTACCACGCTCGATTTTCAGAAAGTTTGCCATTTGATTTAGACTCGCCACCGTTTCGTGGTTTACGGTTTGTTTCAGAAAAGTATATTGATGATACTCCATTTTTATTCATTGGAGAGGACCATCCAAAAGAACCTTTCTGATGCATAGAAGCGGATGAACTGATAACAGATTTAATTCGCTTCTTTTGGGGTTTACATTTAGTCCATTTTCCTTCTTTTTTCAATTTCTTAATTTCTTTCTCAGTTAAATTCATTTTTGAATCCTTATTAAATTGTTGATTTCTTAATTTCATACTACTATTATATAGAAATATGCCTTAAATGTCAAATTTATTTTGCTCTGTAAGTTATTGATATATAAGGACTTACAAACAATCGACCAAGACCTTTAAAAATGGACACTTACAGACCCCTAAATCTGTAAGTCCTTTGTTTATAATGGGTTATAAGTGTTATAAATATGATAAATGCTCTTAAAATGAAAGGAATTTCGCTAAAATGCAAAAAACATATAAGGAATTTACAGAGGCCAAGACCAAAACTTGGAAGGATATTGGAAAAGGTAAGATAGCACGTGATGCCTTGAAGCATAAAAAACGAATGAAAGCTAAACAAGTTCTTGCATATACTACAGCACATGATGAATTTACTATTTTTAATAATGAAAAAGAATATCAGGATGCTATTAAATATGCTAAAGATATGAAATGGGTTAGAGTGGAGTAAATTAGATGGCTAATCTTGATATTACAAAACTAAAAAAACGTGATAATATCAAAACATTTGCTGAAAAAGTTTTTCATCTCAATAATAAAGCATGTACTTTTCATACCGATAAGGGAAGATTAGATTGTACTGGATATGAACTTCAATATCCTAATGAACCTGTAGAATATGAAAAAAGAACAGGTAATGCCCAACAAAATAAAAAAAGTGCTGAAATCTTAATAGAAAATTTAACGAATGCTCCAGCAGGGACTAAACTATGGCTTGTAGGAACATGGGGTAAAGCAAAAGAACAAATTGTAAAAATTAATGAAATCACTAAGACAGAAGAATTTGGTGGAATGCCAGGTGCTGGTGGAAAAAAAATTAATAAAGGAAATCTGTTTGAAGAAGAATTACAAAATAGATTAGAAGAATGTATTGTAGGTAAAATATGTAAAGGAAAATATGATTCACAAGTAATGACATTACTTGAAAAAGTAGAAAAAAAATATAAACAACCTGCATTAAAATCTGAACTAATGGGTGGTTTAAATCAACCAAGGCCATTAACTGGAAATTCAATTACCGACTTACATATTGCTCCTAAGGATCCTTTACAACATGGACAAAAATTAACTGATATAACATTGCGTCTTGGAAAAGATGGGAAAAAGCATGTTTATTTAAGTCTTAAATTTGGTGGTACTTTAACATTTATGAATGCTGGTGTGGGAAAGGTTCTAACACAACAAGAAATAAAGAACTATAAGATTAACAATCAGCAAGGTAAAGCTTTATTAAAAATGTTTGGTATAAAGGTACCAGATTTTTGTCATGTATTTAATGGTGTTCCCAATCAAATAAAAAAACATATCGACTCCCCAAAGGTAGATTTAGGTCCTATAAAGAAATTTTTACAAACTGCTATAGGTGCTGGTTACTGGATGATTCATGGCCATGATGGTGGTAAGATTACTATGTGGGAAATGACAGAGGAAAAAACAAGAGCTGCGGCCAATGGTATCAAACAACCGATAGTTTATTATGGAGGTAAATCTGGAACTGGTAAAAGAATTGATGTTGAATTTCACAGCGATTATTTTGATTTTAAATTAAATATTAGAAATAAACAGAGTGGTGTTTATCCATCTCATGTTATGTTAGATTATAAATCTAAAGAAGCGTTGGGAAAAATAACTTTATGAATAATACTTGGGAATCATCATGGAAGCCTAGAGAGAAGTTTGTTAGTGAAATAAAGAGCAGTACAGGATGGACACAGAATAAAGAATGGCAATTTGCCAGCATGGGTTATTTACCATTAGCACCGTCTTTGTTAAAAGATATGGAGACTGATGTTAAAAAGATTTATCATGTTACAGATGTTAAGGGTTATAAAAAACTTAAAACTATTCAAAATAGACGAATAGATATTCCTTGTTTTACCAAAGGTTCTTGGGGTATTGCTCAAGGGACTGAAACTGAAGGAGAAGTATTAGTTACTTTAAAAGGTAAAGCTTCTGTATTTTTTGAAGGTGATGTAAATACTTATTTGGATAGAAATGGTTTAAGGTGGTTATCTACAAAAGGAAATGTATCAAAACCCGTTAATGATATTGTATATGAATTTGCTATGATGATACTTCCTAAAGTAGTAAAGAAATTTGACATTTTAACTACACAGCCGTCAAAGATAACCATAGATGTTGGAAATTTTATATATGATAAAGATGGTAATACTAAAAAGAAATTTATGGCTTATTATTATGATGAATCGAAAAAACTTGTTAAAAAACCATTAATAGATAGAATAAATAAAGCATTAGGCTGGAGAGATAACCAGAATATTTCTCACAATGAAATTCTTGTACATAATTTTAAAATTATTGATACTAAATTAATCAGATCAGAGGATCCTGATATTGAAGCAAAGATGTGGGAGAGAGCTGCCAATGAAAGATTGCAAAAATTAAAAGTAATAGACGCAGCTGATATAGCTAATTTGAAATAATTTACCAAAACTTTTATAAATATATGAGGAGATATTATGGCTCAACAGGTCATTAAAAAGAAGCTTGAAACAGTCAAAAAAGTAACATCTATTGGTAGGTCTAAGAGAAGTAGACCAAAGAATAAATCTAAAAAAAGAAATTGGAAACGGAGTCGTGGACAAGGCGATGGAAGAAAAAGAGGATAAGATAAATGCCAACTACTAGAATTATTAGTAAAGGACTTTCTACGAATACCAGAACATGGTCTGATTTAGATTTGGATTTTACAAGACATCCTGTAACAAATGATGTATCCGTTAAAAGAAATATTGAATCTGTTAAACGATCTGTTAGAAATCTCATACAATTAAATTTATATGAAAAACCTTTTCATCCTGAAATTGATGGTGGTGTTACACGGCATTTATTTGGTCTTTCATCAGCACATACAAAATATGATATAGAAAGAGCTATCGGAATTTGTTTAACTAATTATGAACCTAGAGTTCAAGTTAATAATATAAGTGTAACAGAAGATTTAGGAAGAAATGGATTTAATATAACTATCGTATTTACCGTTGTCAATTCACCGGAACCAATTGAAGTAAGTTTATACCTAGAGAGGGTAAGATAAATGGCCAGTAATAAAATAAGAGTAACAGATTTAGAATTTGATGATATTAAAACAAATTTAAAAAATTATTTATCTGCACAAAGTGAATTTGTTGATTATGATTTTACTGGAAGTGGTATGGATGTTCTTTTGGATGTTCTAGCCTACAACACTCATTATATGGGTTACTATGCAAACATGATGGCTAATGAAATGTTTTTAGATACCGCGGCACTTAGAGAATCTGTTGTGTCTCATGCAAAACATTTAAATTATATTCCAACATCTGTTACAGCACCTACTGCTTATTTAAATATGACTTTCACACCAAGTGGTAGTCCAACATCTATTACTATTGCAAAAAATACTAAATTCAGAACAGTCGTTGATGGTGAAGTATTTAATTATATTACAACAGCTGCTGTTAATATTACTCCTGTTAATAACATATATGCTGTAGCTCTTTTACCTATTAAAGAAGGATCTCTTTTAAGTAAAACCTACACAGTTAATTTAGCTGATGAAACACAAAGATTTCTCATTCCTAATAATAATGTAGATACTTCAACTATTACTGTTACTGTACAAAATTCAGTAAGTGATACAACTGTTGCAACATATGTTGATGGAAACTCTTTAGATATTACTACAATTACTTCAACACAAAAAGTTTATTTTTTACAAGAAGTAGAAGATCGCAGATATGAAATTTTCTTTGGTGATGGAGCTATAGGAAAACAACTTGCTGATGGTAATATTGTTACGATTGAATATCTTGTTACTAATGGAATCACTTCAAATAAAGCAAGTAATTTTACTGCAGTTTCAACTGTCGCGGATTTATCTTCATCTAATTTTACTTTAGCAACAGCTGTCGTGGCATCGGGAGGATCAGCAATAGAATCACTCACATCTATAAGAAATACAGCACCGAAATTATATCAAGCACAAAAACGTGCAGTAACAAAAGAAGATTATAAATCAATTTTACTTGCTGAAAGAGCTGATATAGAATCTATTACAGTTTATGGTGGTGAAGAAGCAAGTCCTGCTGTTTATGGTAAAGTATTTGTTGCAGTTAAACCTATAGGAAATAATACTTTTGGAGCATCAACTAAAGATGCAATAAAAAGTACTATTTTAAAAAGAACAAATGTAGTAACAATTCAACCCGAAATTGTAGATCCAATTTTTTATTATCTTATTGTAGATACAACTGTTAATTATGATCCTGTAACTTTATTGATTAGTCAAGACCAATTGAAAACATTAATTACTGGTAATATCAATAGTTATTTTAATACTAATTTAAAAAAGTTCGATCAGAAATTTAGATATTCTGTATTGACAAAAGATATTGATAATACTGATACTGCTATTAGAAATAGTAAAACTGCTATTAAATATCAGTTAAGAATTACACCTGCAGTACTAAAGACTGCTGCTAGTTATACATTAGAATTTAATAATCCATTAACTAAAGGTTCTCTTACTAGTACAGCATTTACAGCAAGTGATGGTAACATATATTGTTTGTTTGATGATAGTGCGGGAGTTATTAAATTAGCACGTGCAACTATTGATGCAACAACTGGTGTAGCTACAGTATCTACTCCTAATGTATTTATGACACTTCCTTCTGGTGCAACAAATCAAGGAACAATAGATTATGATACGGGTAAAATAGTTTTAGGTGATTTTAGTCCTTATACAATTCCAGATGGAACAGGATCTATAAGAGTAACTTTAACACCCGGAATTAATAATCAGGATATTACTCCTTTAAGAGAACAAATATTAACAACTGATTTAACTGATTCAACCGCAGTTAATGTAACAATGGTAGCAGAAACAATAATCTAAAATGGCAAGTAATCCTAATACACCTATACATCCATCTTTCCATGAACGAATTTCTGTTCGTGTGGAAAGTCAATTACCTCAATTTGTCAAAGAAGATCATCCTACTTTTATAGCGTTCTTGGAAGCGTATTATGAGTATCTGGAACAAACTGGTAAGCCTTATGAGTTTATTGGTGATTTACGCAACTATTTTAATATTGATAAAACAGTTGATGATTTTTTAAAATATTTTAAAACACAATTTGCTGAAGATGTTCCTGAGGCAATATTTGTTAATGCCAATAGACCTCAAGTATTAAAAAAGATTCGTGATTTTTATCGTTCCAAAGGTAGTGAAAAATCTTTCCAGTTTTTATTTCGTCTATTATTTAAAGAAGAAATTGAATTTTATTTTCCTTCTGTTGATATACTTCGTGTTTCAGACGGAAGATTTACCTCTGATAAAATTATTAGAGTTATTGATACAACAGGTACAGGTGGAGTTTATAATCTTATAGGTAATATGATTGTTGGAAGTCTTTCTGGTGCAACAGCTTCAGTTGAATTAATTTTAAATGAACAAATTGGTGTGTTTGAAGTTTCTACAATTTATCTTTCTGGTGTTGTGGGATCATTTGTATCAGGCGAAACAATTACTGATGGAACGAATATATATACTTTAGGTGGAATGATAACAGGATATACAATAACAAATCCTGGTAATAATTATTCTTTAAGTTCTACTATTCCAATTTCGGGTGGTGGAGGTTTGGGAGCAAACTTTATAATTGATAAATTATCTAGTGGTAGTATTACTACTGCAACAATCGTTTCTGGTGGAAGTGGTTACATTGTAGGAGATTATCTTACTATTGATAATACTGATAAGTTAGAAATAGATGGAAGAACCGCAAGTATTTTTGTTAAGACAGTAGATGGTTCTGGAGCTATTACTTCACTTGAAATCGAAAATGGAGGTTATGGATATACAACATTGCCTCTAGTTACAGGAGGTGGAACAGGTACTAATGCCTCTATAACTTTGGCTGGACAAGGAATTGGCGGTATTAGAAAATTAAAACAATTTAATAATGGTTTTAATTATACTTCAGTACCTACAATGGACTTAACATCATTGGGAGATGGTACAGCTACAATCGTTCCTATTGTTAGTGGTTATGATGGAAATTCTCAAGAAAGATGGGTAGGTGATGATGGACAATTATCTGCCGCGAATTATATTCAAGATAGTAGTTATTACCAAGCATTTTCTTATGTAATTAAATCTAGTAATACAATCGGTAAATGGAAAGATGTTGTTAAAAGATTAATACATCCGGCAGGATTGGCATTATTTGGTGAAACATTAATATCAAGTTTGTTAGTATCAAACTTAAAAGTTTTAAACCCCCTTACTACACCGATTCATCAATTTCCTTGGACGATTGTATTCCATGAGGGAGATATTAGTCCTGCTAGAAGATTGAATAATCAGCTTTATCAAACTTTAGAAGAATTTCCTTCTGGAGGTGCATGGCCTAATAGTGGTTATCAAAATGGAACTGGTGGAACTTCTGCGTGGCATATTTATAGAAAAGAATTACCAGTTATTAATTTAAGTTTATCGAATGTAGATGATTATGGATTCGTCGCGGGTGCAATAGTTACATCAGATGATTATGGATTAGCAACTGATGGTACTATATCATTTGAAGAAGATTACGGAATTGTTACTGCAGGTAGTGCATCATCATTATTTTTGGGACCATTAAGGAGACAACTTGATAGACAAAAATTTAATAGAGAAGGTGGAATGTCAAAATCTATATATCGTCAAGTTGGATCTGGATATACAAGTCCACCAACAGTAACGATTTCTGGAGATGGAAATGGAGCGGCTGGGACAGCAATAATTGGAACAGCAGGTAGTTTTGATGGTACTGTAACAGATGGTATTATTGGAATAACAATTACTAATGCAGGAACAGGATATACTAAACCACCAACAATTACACTTGTAGGTGGTGGAGGATCTGGTGCCGTGGCAAAAGCAAAAACTCCGGGAACAACTGCAGTCCCTGCGGGTGTAACAGGAGCTTACATGGCAGAAATTACACATTCATCATATGATAGATCAGGTGTTAAACCACCTCATGTTACTAATCAACAGAATTATTGGCCTACTACTTTCCGAGATTTAGGTGGAGGTTATTCAATTAATGATTTTAAAGATGTGAAGATTGAGGATTATATTAATGAAGGTAATCTAAAAACAAAAATTGTGATGAATAGCGACATTACTCTCGTATAAATATTATAAATACAAAGAATTAATTAAAAAGGATTGAGATTATGCCAGCAATTATAACAAACGCATTTAGAAAATATAATGCAGATAATTTTAAAGCGTCGTTTAGCGACGTAAATAATAAAATGTATCTAATGATTGGAAAAGCATCCTCTTGGTCAGGAGTAGACGCTGGCCAATATGCTGATTCTAACCCTTCAGATACTGCTGTTCCAACTCCAAAAGATACAACTGTAGCTCCTTATATTCACCATGACGATTTAGTGGCTATTAAATTAATTAATGCCTCTGATGTGTCTCATGTTATTAAGAGGTTGGATTGGGATGCCACAGGTGTAACAGTTTATGATGAATATGACCATGAACAAGATGATCTGATTGATAAAAATTTCTTTGTAATGACAGATCAATTCAATGTCTATAAATGTATCAGTAATAACAATGGAGCAGCTTCTACACAAAAACCTATCGGTCAAGATACTACTACAGGTGGATATTCAGATGGTTATCGTTGGAAATTCATGTATGAAGTTCAACAAGCAGATGTTTTAAAATATGTTACAACAGATTGGATTCCAGCAAGAACTTTAAGTGCAGATGATGGTACTACTCAATGGAGTGTACAATCAACAGCTGTTGATGGTGCATTGGAACATATTGACGTAACTGCTGGTGGAACAGGATATACTGATGTACATAGTAGTACTGCACAAGCAACTGGTAATGATAGTACTCATATTAAATTAGCAACAACTGCTTCTGCGGTTGATGATGCTTATAATAATTCTACCGTTTATATTTCTTTAGGTACAGGAAATGGACAGTTAAGAACAATTAGTGATTATGATGGAACAACAAAAATTGCAACGGTTTCTTCAGCATGGACAACTGTACCAGATCAAACAAGTCAATATGATGTTATGCCTGCTGTAACAGTAACTTCTGCAGATGGAACTAATGCTACTGCAAGAGTATCAACTGTAACTGCAGGAGTGATTAAAACAGTTACCATGATTAATAGAGGAACAGGTTATAGATCAGCAACAGTTGCTTTTGCTGGTGGTGGTGGATCTAATGCAGCTGCAAGTCCAAGAATCGGTCCTAAAGGTGGTCATGGAAAAGATCCTGTTTCAGAATTAGGTGGAGCATATGTAATGATGAATGTTCGTTTAACTGGAACAGAGGGTGGTGATTTTGCTGTAGGAGATGATTTTAGAAAAGTAATTTTAATAGCAAATCCAAATCAATCAAATGGTACAGCGGCAACTGCAACTACATATCAAAAAAGCGAATTGCAAGAAGATTCGGGAAATCAAATTTACATGGAATTTCGCGCACCGATTAATCGTGCATCTGACCAAACGGAAGATGTAAAATTAGTTGTTGAATTTTAAGAAGGATATAATAAATGGCAGACACATCTAATATTAATTTAAATTTAAATCAGAGTCCTTATTTTGATGACTATGATGAAACAAAAGATTTTCATCAAGTCCTTTATAAACCTTCGGTCGCTGTTCAAGCAAGAGAACTTACTCAAGAACAAACAATATTAAGAAATCAACTTAAAAGATTTGGGGACCATGTTTTTCAAAATGGTAGTCGAGTTCAAGGTGGTGAAATTACTATTGATAACGAGTATAGTTTTGTAAAGTTACAAGCTCAGTTTAATAGCGTTAATATTACACCATCTTTGTTTGCAGGGAAAACGATTACGGGAGACCGATCCGGTGCAAGGGCAACAGTTGTTAATAATGCTGCTGTTGATGGTAGTGATCCAAATACTCTTTGGATTAAATATATTTCTGGTGGAGCAACAACTAAAAAAGTTCAAGGTATTGAAGTAACTAATCAAGGTTCTGGATATACTTCTGCACCTACTGTTGCAATATCTGCCCCTCCTGCAGGAGGTACACAAGCAACAGCTACTGCAGTACTTGATTCCGCTCAAAAAGTAAGTCATATTAATATAACTAATGCAGGTGATGGTTATACTTCAACACCAACAGTTTCAATTACTGGAGGTTCTGGAACTGATGCTCAAGCAACTGCAACTCTTATTTCAGCTGCGGTTTTTAATGATGGTGAATTATTATCAGCAACTGATTTTTCAGTACAAGCACGTGCGGCAACTTCATCAGCAACAGGTTTTGGTTCAGCTGCTTCATGTTTAGATGGTTTCTATTATTTTAATGGAAATTTTATACGAGTTGCTAAACAAACAATTATATTAGATAAGTATACAAATACTCCAACATATAGAATTGGTATGCAAGTATCAGCAACGACTGTTGATTCTGGTGAGGATAGTACTTTATTAGATAATGCAACTGGAGCATATAACTTTGCGGCACCAGGTGCTGATCGTTTAAAATATACTCTTACTTTTGTTAAGAAAACTACAGCATCTACTGATGATACAGATTTTATAGAAGTAATAAGATTAGTTGACGGAGATAGACATAAAGAAGTTAAGTATGCTATTTATTCTGAATTAGAACAAACATTTGCTCGTAGAACAAATGATGAATCAGGAAGTTATACTGTAAGACATTTTCCACTTCAATTAAAACCTCATCAAGCAGACACACCTGATTCAACAAAACTTACTGCAAGATTAGATCCGGGTAAAGCATATATAGAAGGACATGAATTTAGAACTTTTACATCTACTGATCTTACAGTTGATCGAGCAAGAGATTGGAAACAAGTAAATAATTTTGATCGTGTTATGCAGTATGGTAATTTTACAACTGTAACGAATTTAGAAGGTTTATTTAATCCAGCAACCCATGCAGAAGTTGATCTTCATAAAGTTGCTAGTGCTGATCTTATATTAACAGATCCTACAACTTATGCTTCAACAAAAATTGGTACAGCAAGAGTAAGACAACAAACTTGGCAATCAGGAAATCTTACAAACAGTCATTATAAACTATATCTTTATAGTGTTACAATGTCTGTTGGAGATTTTGGTGATGTTAATAGTATTGTTATTCCAGAAGATCCGTTGTCAGGTACAATTACACTTAATGCAAAATGTGATATTGACACATTGGGAAAATCAGTTAAGGCATCATCTGCTACTGTAACAGGTGCTAATGTAACTGCAGGAGGTTCTGGATATACTTCAGCACCTACTGTTACTATTGCTGGTGGTGGAGGAACATTAGCAACTGCGACGGCAACAGTTACTGGTGGAGCAGTTACTGCAGTAACGATTACTGCAGCTGGAGCTGGATATACTTCTTATCCAACTATTTCATTTTCTGGTGGTGGTGGATCAGGTGCTGCAGCAGGAGCAATCATTGGTGGAGATACAGCATTACATGATTCAGATTTTAATTCACTTGTTTTTAAATTGCCTCAAGATACAATTAGAACAATTCGTGATGACAGTTCAAATGTTGATACAAGTTATAAATTTCAAAAAGTTTTTACTAATGTTCCTATTGTTGCGGGTCAAGCTAATTTAACATCTGGTGGTAGTTCTGAAACATTTTTTGGAACAGGTTTGTTATCCTCAAGTGTTGTAGAACAAAATTATTTTGGTATTGATTCCGCAGGTACTATTTTTGATCTCAATACAAGTTCACCAGCTCAAGCAACAGTAACTGTAGCCGGAAATAGTCAATCAGTAAATATATTTACAGGTGATGCTACATTAGCAACAACGGCTAGTTTTATATGTACTATGAATGTGGATAATGCACAAGAGAAAACAAAAACTCTTGTTAAAAATAAAGAAGTTGCTATTGCAACTCCTACAACTACTTCACAAGCATTTAGTACATTAGCGATTTCAGACGTAAATAAAATTCATGCTATTTATGATTCTACTAATTCAGGTTCTGCAGCATCAGCACCAGCATTAACTGTATCTGCAGCGACAGGAACGTATCTGGCAGGTGAAACAATTACTGGTGGAACTTCTGGTGCAAAAGGAACTATTATTTCACACAATCCTTTAACAGATATTACTTATGTTGTAACTTCTGGAACTTTTCAAGCATCAGAAGTTATTACTGGTGCGACAAATTCTTATACAGCAACTATAGGTCTTGTTACTGCAGGTTCTACTAATGTT